ATGAGCAAGCGGATAACCCCTTAATTTAGCGTCTTCCTCTAGTGCTTTTATAGGATCATATTGACCCTTTCGCTTTGCTTCATCATATCTAGCCTGTTGCCCCTCCGAATATGCTTTCATTCCTCCCGGCCATGTTCTTTCTATATATTGATAATGTGGATTCAAAGGATCAAACCCAGATACAGGCACACTAGTATAACCTTTGCTACCACTTAAACCACTTACGGTTTGTCCCACATTGGCAATACGCATATCTAATACTTCAAGCCCTCTGCTAAACCCACTTGCTAGTTGATCACCTATAATATTACCAATTCTAAACCATTTAGGATCTTCAATAGCCGCATTAGCAAAATCAGTAGCCCATTTATCCCAATTAGCTTTAATTTCTTCATATTTTTTTCTCCAAATTTCTTTTTCTTCATCAGCGGCTTTTTTAATATCTTCAATTTGTCTTTGTAGTGTGTTTTTCTTATCTTCCCGTCGCCAATCATTTTGTTGTCTTTCCCAAGCAATAATTTCCTCATTCATTTGCCGTTCAATATCAGCAATAGCCTTTGTATGTTCAGAACCTGTTCGCAATTCATGATATTGTTTATCTTTAAGCAAATCAGCCATTTTTTGATTATGTTGACGTTCAGCCTCTAGCCTGCTATCACTTGTTTTTTCTTTATCTAATTCTGCCATTTCATCTTGAATAGCTTGTATTTTTGCGTCTCTTTCTTTTTCTATTAAGCTAATACGTTCATCATAAGCACGCTTAAATTGATCCTGCTGATCATTAAGCCCTTTTTGATAATGTCGAAATAATTCTTCTTTTAAAGTTCGTTGTTTATCAATTTCCCACTCATGAGCTTGAGATAAATCCTTTAAATAACGAATTTGTTCATCACGAGAAGCACGTGCAAGTGAATTAATATGACGATAATGGTTCATTGCATCATTAAAAACAATATCATAAAAACGTTTGTATTCTTCCGTTTTCTGTTGCATTTCACGTTCTTTTTCTTTCGCAAGCCGCTCCTGTTCTTTTGTCCATTGTTCGCGTGCTTTACTCTCTTGTTGTTGTAAAGAATAAATTTCTTCTCTAATTGCCCACATTTCTTTTTCCGCAACACCGGCTGCCCGCATATCTCGTTCAATTCGTTGTAATGTAGCTAAATATTCTGCTGTGCTTTTTTCCCCAATATTAAGCTCATGCCTTGCTTTAGCACGTTCTTCATTTAATCTTTTTAAAGCCTCTGCTGGAGTTTCTATTATTTCCTTAATTTCGTGGTCATCCCTTTTGGGAGCCTCTGGTTTTATTTTCCCCGTTAAAATATCGGCTTCACGCACTAATGCATCCGCCTGAGATATTGCCTTTAGGCTTTCCTTGTAATCTTCATTAAGATCATCATACAATTTCCGTATTTTATCTCTTGTTATTTCTCTGGAATGTTCATGGTAGTCCGCTACTGTCCCAATTCCAAGCCCCGGCATTCCATGTGTCAACCCTACAAGCCCAGTCATCCCTTTACCCCACCATTGAATCTGCTGTTCAGCCAATTTGCCAAGATCCGCTGCAGGAGTCTCACTTTGATATGCTTTCCAAAGTTCATCAAGCACCATCTTCTGCTCATCTCTTTTAGCCTTAAGTATATCAAGTTTTCTTCGGGCTTTATCAGCCCCCATAATAATAGACCGTTCTGTTTCCTTATTTAATTTTTCTAATTCCATACGAGAAGCTCTAGCCACACTTTCAATAGTAACAATTGCTTTTCCCATATCATCATAGCCATCTATGGCTTTCGGAAGTATTTCCACAATTTTATCTATAGTATTCCTAAACAATTCATTTTCTTCAGTTGTTAATTCTTGCTTTTCGGCAAGCTCCTCATATCTTTTGGTTAGCGTTTCAATTGCATTGGCTTTTTCTCTAGCTTTACGACCAGCATCCAAATATGCTTCTGCCATTTCACCTATTTCTTTAGCACTTTCTTTTGTTCTCTTTGTTAAATTATGAATAAACCCAGCCAATGCCACTAAAAGTAATATTTTATTAGCTAATGGCAACGCTAAAAAAGCAGTCCTTAATTTAGCTAGGGCAGTAGCAAAATCACCTGTAGCCAATGTAGCTCCACCTGTCGCACCAGTATAAGTTAAAGTTGCACCTGCTGCCGCCTTAATACTTTTTTCTATTTGGTCAACATTTTTCTTTTTATCCCATAAACGACCAAGCAAGTCATAAGAAAAGAATGTTTTTGCCGCCATATTTACTACACCTAAAGCACCTGCTGATGTTCCTAATAAAATAATAATTTTTCGTAGTTCTGGTGGTAATTTCTGAAATGCCCGCAACAATGCCGTTACGCTATCAGCAGAAGCTTTTAAAATTTCCAATATGCCAGCTTCACCTATTTCTACAGCCATCATAGTAAACGAAGTTTTTAGAGAATCTATACGCTTCTCTAATGTTTCCATAGTTTCAGCATTTTGTCGCATAGAATAATTTTCAGCATTCCATTGATCGTTTATAACTTTTTGTACCATATCAAAATTTCTTAAAAGTGCAATTAGAAAACTTCTGCGTCTTATTCCTGCGGTAGATTGTTCTAAATCTATTTTCTGCAACTCTGTCCATTCTTTTCCAATGCCAATCGCATTTGCCATTTCCTCGGACATTGCACCCATAGAATCTATCATTTCTGCAATTTCTTGTGGCATATCTTCAGCATTTTCGCCCCAGCGATCAGCGAATTCTGCTAATAATTCCATTGCCGGTCTAAGCTTTGTTTTTGCAGAATCAGCATAAATCTCTATTCCTGCTGCCCACATTTTATTAAGGGTTTCCTGCCTAGTAAGATAAGCAAAAATAGTATTTAAAGCATTACCAACTTCACGCCCAAGCCTTCCTGAAGCTACTCTTGTTGCTGTAATAATTCCAACTGTTTCTTCAAATGTTAAGTTTATTGCCCTTGCAGCTCCCGAAGAACGTATCAATGCTTCTATTAAATCGCCTGTTGTTACTGCATAATTATCAGAAACTTTATTTAGTTTATCTATTACTGTAACAAGTTCATGTGTTTCAAAGCCCCATTGTGCCATAATAGCAATAAGCCCTTGAGTAGCCATTTCAATATCCATTTCAGCAACGTTCAAGCCTAACAAGGATGTTCGGGTAAGTTCTATAACCTCATTACCCCGATACCCTGCTAATGCCCACCTGGTAGCCGCTTCTTGCACAACATCCCACGAGTGACCAAAATCAACCCCAATCTGCAATAGCTCTGTTCGCATTTTACCAAAATCAATTGTTGCATCATTAGTAACACGACGAATAACTACCATGCCCATTTCAACTTCTTTCATTGCATCAATGGCTTGTCGTGCAGCTCTTAATGCACCATAAAACATAGTACCGGATACAAACCAGCCCATTCTATGCTGAAGAAATGTATGTGATTTGCCCAATTGTTTAGTAGCGTTTGCTTGTTCTTTTAATTGTTCAGTTTGTACCTTAAAATCTGCTCTAGCAATTGTAGCACTTTGAGTAAGTAAATCTACCTGTTTTTTAAGTTGAGCTACCTGTAATATTTCTGTATTTGTTATATCTTCTTCAGTTTTTAATCTTTGTTGTAATTGCACTATTTGAGTTCTAAGTAATGCTGCTTGTGTTTTTATTTGTTCTGTAGTAACACCAGCAGTTGTACTCATTTGAGCTTGTACAGAAGCCACACGAGCCTCTAATGCTGGAAGTGCCCTAAATGTTTCAGTTTGCTTTTTTAACAATGCATCATATTGTGCAATTTCTTTTTTGGTAGTTGCAGCTAGTGCTTTGCTACTTGCTTCTTTAATTCGAGAAAGCTCCCTCCATGCAGCTTCTTCTTGCTTTCTAATTGAAGCATCATCGGCGGCTTTTTGTTTGATAATATACTCATCCCATTGCCTATTTATCCTTTCTCTTGCAAGTTGTTCAGCAGTTAATCTTCTACTTAAAGAATCGGCAAGCATTTGTTCACCTTGTTGCATGTTGCGAATTGCTTCTGCTTCTCTTTCTAATGTTCGTAATGTGTTTTGTTGTATAATAGAAAACTCTCTGGCGTTATGCACCATTTTGGCTTGCTCATCAGAAAGTTCTTTCCCGCCTTGCACCATATCACGCATACTTCTAATATTTTCTAAATGTGCAGATACACCGGGAATTTCTACACCACTTTTTTGGGATGCAGCAACTACAGACATAAGTCTATTTTCTATTTTGGCAAGTTCTGTTTCGGCTACGCTAACGCTTTGTGCCATCTTGCCTGTTTCTACGCTTGCTGTTGACATTGCCTTGCCATATTGTTCAAGTGCGGTTTGACCGGTGCTAATGCCTTTAGATAATTGAGTTGCTAACACTTCTCCTGCACGTTCAGCTTCAGTCTGCATTTTTTTTAAAACTTCATTTACTGCTTCAAGTGCTGTAACACATTTTTGTGAAGCCTGTATCGTTGGAGTATAATCTATACCAATAGTACCCATTATTTGAACATTGTCACCCGAAGTACTTGTCAAAAAAATCACCACCTTATTTCGCACAAAAAAAGACACCTATTTAAGTGTCCTTAACCACCAAAAAAACTTTCTACTTCATTTCTTGTCGGCGGCACTTTAGCCGCTTTAGTATTTTCTTGTTTTGATACTTCACTATCACTTAAGCTAACACCAAGCAAAGGACATCCTTTAGATTGATTTAATTTTGTTATTAAGGGCAGTTTTTCTAATAGCCCCTTCAAAAAAGGGATCGTACTCATTTTTATATCATCTTTGCTTAAATTAAAAACGGAGAGAAGGATCGCATAATTCCCAGCCCAATCCTCCTCCTCTCCGGTTTCATTTTCTTTTTTGGATTGAGCTGTAGTTAACCCGACATGTCAACCAGCTTTAATAAAAGCTCTCGCAAATCTTTAATAGTCCAATACTCATTTTCTAATTGCCCTAAAGAAAGCTGTTTACCATCTTTATCGAATACAACTTTTTTAATCCATTTATCTAATGCGTTTCTCATGTTTTTATCTACTAAATTAATAAGTTGTGGACCGACACTCAATCCATCACGTTCAAATTCTTTAGTTTCACCAAGAAAAAGAGGACGAACAAGATATTTCGCCCCCCTTACGGTAAATTCCTCGGCACACTCTAACATTATTTCAAGTGGCACTGCTTTTGGCACTGCTTTTTGTTTTGTTTCTTCTTGTTTTTTTTGCTTTTCACTCATTGTTTTTGCCTCCTAATTTTATTTTAATCGCTTGCCACAGGCTCCATATCATACATAGTTTTAACCGGTGATTGTCCGCCTCGCGGTTCAAGCATTTGAAATTCTACACTCCAGCCATCTGTATCCGGTTTTTGTTCAGGTGTATTTATATCACCTACAGCAACACATTTATCAATAACCGTATTACTTCGATAAACATTCTTATCACCAGGCTGACTTGCTACCTCTGAACCAATAATTAAGTGCACTTCCGGTCTTTTTTGTGTTGTACTACCAGAAGATACAACTGCCTTTGTAGCTACATAATCATAAGAAAGAAATACTTCTTTTCCTGCATCAGCAGATGCAAAAAGTAAAGAATCCCCCGATACGCTAAACTCCCCAACCTCTGGCGTATCTGTTACTTTCTTAAACTGTGTGCTATCAGCCCCAGTAACCAAAAGCATACCTGTTCCATTGTAAACAGGGTCAAGCTCAATCTTGTAAGTCAAATCATCTATTACCATGCTTTTTTCTACAATTGACATTACAACATCAGACTCTTCTTCAATAGATTCACCACTTACTAAAGCATAAAAATTTGGCTGAAAACTAGAAAAGTTAATCCTAAACCTGTCATTTATTTTTAAAGTTCTAATAGTCATAGGATAACGACTATTTCCATCAGGATATTCTTTTGTTTCAACCGTACTAGTTCTCTCTATGCTCTCTACTGTTCCAATATTAGTAACCGCTTTTTCAGCCGAACTTCTATCCAAAGTACCGTCTTTATCAAATTTAAAAACAATCGCGTTACCCGCCTTTAACGGTAAAATTGGATTACAAAGTACATTACTCATATTTATCTAACCCCTTTCAAATATTAAATACTATTGTGATACGAAAATCGTACCCCAACACAAAAATAATCAGGAGCAGTTGTTAACTCCCCCAATTGCCCAGCGAATTTAAAAACTTTACCATTTATAACTTTATTGTGTAATGCTTCCTGTACCGCAGCTATTATTTCATAAGCCTTTATTGCCTCTATAAATGGCACATGACAATCAATTTGTAACATTTCTGGTATCCTTACACTGCTAATTATCGGTCTAGATGATAAAAGAAAAATACATAACCTTCGCTCACCCCTTGCTAAATCATCATACTTTGAAGTTTTAATAATTCTTTTAGCCAATGTTAAATTATCAGCACCAACCAAATCCATAGCTTTTAATACATCAACATTATTTTGTAATATTCGCTGTGTCCAATTTAAATCACCTACGGGGTCAAACATGCTATCACCCCTTTGTGTTCACCACCTTTAAATATTTCCCCCATGGAAAAGTTGATATTGCTTTTTGCAAATATTTTTTAAATCTATCATTTTTCATCCAGCGAAACGCATCCCGCATAGCATGAGAAGGCGGCAAAGGCTTTGCCTTTCCTAAACTTTCTAAATCAACCCCACCTTTACCCTTACCCCGTACTGGTTTACCAAAAATATTACGCTGTCCAGGCGTTTCCGGTCTACTACGAATTACAGTATCGTGTCGAGCAGGATTCCACATGTCACTTGCCCTATATGCTGCCAAAGCAGGATTACTAATATCCATTAATGAACCTGTGCCCCACTCATCCATTGTTGCCCATGGACCACCAACAATAGAGGCAAAAATACAACCAGCCATCTCTTCAATCTTTTCTGCCGTTAAATCCGTACGCCCACTATTTGTCTGCATACCCGCCGCCGTATCTTTAAGCAACTCTTCCTGTATGGACAATAAATAAGTAACTAAATGCTTCTTAAAGTCCTTTAATGCTTTATTAGAATCAAATTTAATACTCATCGTCTATCATCAGAGCATTGAACTCTTAAAAGTCCCGATAAACGAATATCATCAATAGAATCTACACGGCACTTTTCTCCATTCGGTTTAAATTGAAATCTATCCAATTCCATTAAATCCATATCAGCAGAAACAAAAAAAATCCATTTTGTTGTAGCTAATAACCCCGGATCTTGCTGACGTAATGCAGCGGAAACAATTTGTGCAGTAGAATAAACATTTTCTGTAATAACTACCCACTCTTGCTTAACATTACTCCATTCATCTACAACTTCTTTAAATCTTGTATGTGTTAATACAGCATTTACTTTAGAAGCTATAAAAGAAAGTTGTCCACTTTGTTTGTCTTTATAAACCGAACGTATTAATAATGTTTCTTCATCTACTTCTATAATTTCACCAGCACTTAAATTTGAAGTTGCTAAAGCCAACCCCTCACGATATAAAGCCCTATTGTCACTAAACGATTGTGTGGCAGGTTTTATACTTACAAACGATATAACACTAGGCAAACGTCTGATTATACACTTATTGCCAAACGTTCGTATGAATTTTTCACTATAGTTCATAGTATTTCACCTGCTTAAACCAAAATGATAATGAATAGACATAGGCTTGATTTTTGCTAAATATTCATTACGTTCTTCTTGTAATTCTGCTTTTTTTCTATCCCAATCTACGCCAATTTCATATTTTGCATGTGGTCCTTGAGATTGCCTTGGTAAGCGAACCGCCATTCCAGCACAAAGCAAAATCGCACATTCACAAACAGTAGCTGCTTCAAGCCATGTTTTTTCTTCATTTTTTAATTCTGCATAATGTGGTATTAAATTTATAATATTTGCTTCTGCAACATTAATAATATCTGGCTGCTGCAATACAGTATCAGGGAGATAGGGGGTATTAACCCCCATCTTATCCCTTATCCGCTGTTCCCAACCTTCATTAACGAGAATACGGTTGGCCATGATAAGCCCCCCTTATTTCAGCACCAAAATCGCACTTGCATCTTTGAGAATTTTACGGAAACCACTATTTTCGGAAACAGTCAATACTTGAGTCTGATTTTTAATGAATTTATCCGCTTCATTAATAGTAGACCCCAGCTCAACAATTTCCTCAATAGCAGAACTTCTGTTCAAGCCATAAATAGCCGTTTTATTACCAATCCGCTGAATATCAGGGCTATAAAGTAAAGTGATATTGCTTACTAAATTCTGTGGTAAGGTTGTCTTAACATTCAAGCCACCAGCCAGTAATTCATCCATTTTAGAAGCAACACTAGACTTCGGAAAAAGTACTTCAAGAATTTGAATAAGCCCATCCTCATCAGCAATAACAGTATCACAACCAAACGGATAAAACTTCAATAAGAAGCTAATCCACGCCGTTCTAGTTAAAGTTGAATCAAATGTGGAATCAAGAGCTTTAGCTTCATACTGCACAGCCGCATTGTCATTACCATCCCCATCCTTAATCACGGATAGCACTTCACCGACCTTATTACTAGCTGCTTTAGCTCCAATCACTTTAATATGGATATTGAACAAATCAATACTCATACGCCGCAACGCTTCGTAAGAAGCCTCAATTGCTCGTCCATATTTATAAAGCGTAATTGCAGATTTACCCAGCTTTAATTTTGCTACCGGCAAATCAGCAGCTTCAGTAACACGTCGCATTTCTAACGCCTTTTTGTTCTTAGGCTCGTCCAAATCAAGATAGGAAGCCTTATAAACATTACTATCAATTGGCGTTCTAGCCGCAATTAAATATTTTAAAATCGGAAACTCAGTCATAGACTGAACTAACGTTCTAGATACGTATTCCGGGAAAAGCACTTTATTTCCATCAGTTAAATAAAACTCTCCCACTTCGGAAGAAAAAACATTTTTCTCTGGAATACTTCTAGTAACAATACCCGCTTCTTTCATTAACCTTTCAAAGGCATCCAGCTTACTTCCCTCTGGAGCGGGATTTTCTTTTTCTAAAAACATGGAAAAAGTCATTCTTTTAGAATGAGCCTGTTTATACATATCTGTATTTAATTGTTCTAATGTAATTGCCATTATTCACACTCTCCTTTCAAATTAACCCAACAAGACCACAATTGGTCCAGTTGCGTCATCACTAACAGATACAATCTTACCACTCTTACCACTTGCAGAAGCCCTTATAGCTCCATCACCATTAACTACTGCAAAAAAGTCTGTGCCAGCCGTTGGTAAACTACCAGATACACCATTTACTTCAGCAAAACCAGCAAATTGCACAGTTACATGCCCATCTTCTTCATATTTGCGAATTACCCCGAATAAAGGATCGCCCTTTGAACCCAAACCAGCTTCACCATTACCAGTAACAGTAACGGCTAAACCTTTTACTGCATCTGCACCATTGGAAGCAACAACAGATTTAACATCGTCACAAGCCTTCATGGTTGCATTTTGTGCACCAATTCCCAAAAAAGAAATACCACCTCTAGCCATAATCTAAACACTCCTTTCTCTAAGCTTTATAAGCTTCATCCGGATAGCCGGATTTATTTTTTTCTAACTCTGTAGAAGGTTCTGTTTTCCGTCCAGCAGGGATACTCGCTTCTGCTTGTGTACTAAAAGTTTTAGTAACATCCCGAATTGCCTTAATTGACATTGTGGAAAAAACCTCTTTCCATGTATCAACCGGGAAATCATTACCTAATGCCCTTACACCAGCAGAAATAGCGTCCTCAACTACTTCTTTACGAAACGCCTTACCATCTTCAGCAAGAGATTTAAGTTTAGCTATTTCCTCATCTTTTTCTTTTGTAGTTTCAGCAACTTCATCAGCTACGGTATCAACAATAAACCATTCAGCTCCATCTTTTAATTTGAAGCCACCTTCTATTACTTCATCAATTTCTTTAGGGTCAATGCCTGCCTTGCTGAACACTTCAGCTACAATAGCTTCCAATTCACACTCCTCCTTCCGCAATGATTTAGATTTTAAATATCCGGGTAAATTGCCATCTAAAGCATCTTCCATATAATGCAATTTTTGCTGTGAAATTAATCGTTCTACTGTTTCAGTATGCTTTTGGACAATTTCCCTCATTGCTGAACCCGTCATTTCTCCTTGTTCCTTCAAACTTTGGTACATGTTATGGCAAAGTTCATGTAATTTTACCATATCTGGTTCATGTGCTGTTCTAGTGAGAATTTCCGCACGGTCAGCAGAAAATAAACAAAAAACTGGTTCCTCTTTAGGAAGCAGTTTTAGTTCCAACATGTTTTCTATTTTAGTGTACTTAGGCTTCTCGCTTATATGCTCACCCTTCGCTAAATGTCCAGCATCAGGATAAGCACCTACTCCTACTAAGGAATTTTCTAACATACATGCCTGAGAAGTCTCCCCCTCAATTGGTTTAGCAATTATATAGCATAATTCCTCTTTACCCTTAATTTTATATGTTTTACCTGGTAAATGTTTGCAATTTTCATAATCTCGAATATCATTACCACATATCGAACATTCCGACCTATCCCAACAAATGCCTACCGAACTATCATCAAGCGTACCAGCATTAAGCTGTTCACTAATATCATCGGTAGTAAAAGGGTCAACATATGTTTTTTGTCCAGCTTTCATATACATATAACCATCTAATCTAGACTCACCATCTTCTTCAATAATTTCCCCATCAAAAAATCTCCCAAAAGGAAGTGTCAGTTTAAGCCAGCTTTTTATCCCAAACATTGAATGGTCAGCAATTTGTACTACATCGCCATTCTTTAAGTCTTCTAAGTACACATCAAGTAAAGCTCTATCTAACTTTAAATATCTGTCATTAATTAATTTAGTGCCAATCATTTTAAAACCATGAACATAACAATTTTCTTCAGTTAATGGCTCCTTTGCAAACCTATTTATAAGTTTGAGCTGTTCTTTTGTTGCCTTTGCCAAAATAAACACCACCCTTTACTATTTGCCCATCAAGGGCTTTTTTAAATTTCAATTCGGCTTCCCGTTTTGCTAGTTTCTTTTTTAACTTCTTTATCATTTTTGGGGACAATACCATCACCTCCATAACTAAGCGATACACGAATATTCTCAGAAGGTTCACCAACAGCCTTTTCAGTACTAACAACTTGCTGTGCTGCTGTATCCTTATCTACCCAATTCATCAATTGTGCAATGGCCCAGAATTGTTGTTCCATAAGACGAACAGTCATTCTTTGCTCTTCACTATTCCAATCAATAATATTATGAGTAAAATTTGGTAAAGCTTGCAAGCCATTTACCCTAAGCCACAGCCTTGCTACTTCTTCTATAAGCCGCTTACTTCCACGCTGTACAGAAGCTATACCAGAACAAAAAATACGAAACTGAACCGTCCCCCAACTTTCTGTCACACCTTGATTACGATTCATAAAAATAGCCATCTGTTTTGCACCAGATAATGTTTGCGTATCTACTAATTCACTTATTGCCCTTACATCAAGACTGCGACCAGAATTAGCTCCCTGTGCCATAGTTATTTCTATATCATCATAATGAATATAATCGCTATCCGGTTCCATTTGGTTAAGCATATTAACAACATTTTGCCATTGTGCGTTAAGCCATTCTTCTTGTTTTTCTGGTCCAGAACTTCTAATTTGTGGCGGCATCGCATTCATTACTCTTTCTAATAAAATTTTAACATCATTTTTCGGCCAACCTTGATGATGAAGCACTTGTTGTAAATCTTGTAATATCTGCATTTGAAAATCAACTGCTTGCAATACCGGGGCCATAATTAATGTTCCCCTTGGATCATCAGCTATCGGATCAGTTGGCACCCAGAAAAAATTAGCCTTATCTTTTTCTAATGAAACTTTGTTCCCGCCCCATTGCTGTTGATATGGAATCCAAACTTTACGACCATTACGCTTTTCATATTCCCATGTTATTGTTTGCGGAATTATAGGATGAACATCAATTATATCTGTACGAGTTTCATTTACTTCAACTTCTATTGCTTGAGCACCACGCATATAAGCTAAATAATGCTCTATATCAATTAATCCATCAAGCCCAGCATTAGATATTTCATTTACCCGTGAAGCAAATTCTTTCCAACGTGCCTCAATATCTAACGCCCGTTTTGTTTTATCTCCTACATTGTAAAAATGCATTTTATGCCCTTGATTTGC